TACTTTCATTTCACTAGGGCTTTAAGAGCGTTATTAAAATCTATTCCTTTCATTTCGTTTTGCTTTTTAGGGTGAATAAGTATATAGTTACCCTACTTATATATCTCATTCGGGATTGATAGCGTTTCAATGCACTCCCGCAATATGAACGATGCAGCAGATATACGGTGATTAATATCTTCCTGCATCTCTATATCAGGCAACAATTCAATTACCACCATACGATGATAATGCTCAATCATACGGTCAGCACCGCCATACACAATGAAATAACACTTTTCCGTATTAGTACACATCATCTCGAACTGTGTCTGCACATAATACTCGTATTGGTTCTTTTTAAGCCACTCCTGCTTATCTCGCTGCGTTCCCTTGAGTAACAGATAAGGAACAATATTAGCAGCAAGGAACGGGCATTTAACTTCGATTACCGCATTTTCACCTTCTACTAAACCATCAGGGCTGCAACCGCTGTTATCATTGTAGGGATAAAACTTATATTCTGCGCTACCGAATTGCTTTGCTTTTTTCCTCGTTATCATTTCAAAATACTTGACTGCATCAGCTTCATTTTCAATGCCCCAGTCCGTTGCTGCGCTCCTCATCTGTGGCTTGCTTTCCCCTGTCAGCCATTCGGCTACCTTTTCATAAATGTATGTCATTGCCCCATCTCCGAAAAGCGTATCAATTGTTTTTCGCTTTCCACCTTTGGCTTTTTCTTCTGCCAATTCATCATCATTCATTGGTCGGCTTCCGCCTTTCATTAATTTTGCAAGTTCGCTGCCTGTGAACTTTGCAAGCCTTGAATTAACAAAGCTGTCCTGCAGCATTGGTGTTGTGTTTTCCATGTTTGTTATTTTTTAACGGAGATTGATATTTTTTGACGGTTAAAGAACTTCTTCGCAGCAGTATTGTCGTGCAGGTCAGGGTATTCATTCCATATTGCCACAAGATTATCAATATCGATTGCTGTCAATAGCTTTTCTTTCATTTCCTCCAAAGATGGCGGGTTACGGCTATCATAATCAAATACGGGTGTATAAGCAGTTTTATCTACATCGTATATGTTGCCTCCAAAAATATCCCCGAACTTTTCTGCCGCATTTTTCAAGGCGTAGCTTTCAGCCGCTGGTGCGCCTATCTGTATGGCATTTGCTTTGATAGCGGATAAATCCCCCTGTGTTGCTCCCTTGTCCATCTGAATGGCGGCTGCACCTATCCCGTCTTGGCTTTCCTTTTCACCTGTTACGGGGTTTATTACCGTCAGCCTACCAACAACTACCATAGCGTTAAGTACTTGCTTACATTCTTTCACTTCCCATTGGTATTTGCCGTAGATACGCTTGAGCAGATATTTCACTCTTTTAACTGGAATAAACGGCAATGGCACATTCTGACCATCAATCTTTATGTTAACATATGGATGGGTCTTAATCCACGATGCTGGTACTGGGGTATTCAAAATTACATTGAAATCATCCTGCGCGTATGCCATATCCTTGTCTGATATAAGTTCAGCAAGTGTTGGCGGTTTGTATTTTGTGAGTTCATTTCCCATTTTATTTGATTTTTAATAGTTGTAAAATAATTTGTAAAAATGTAAGTTTCTTTTTGGTGGAATGTCCGTAAAACCTAAGGAACAATTCATGCTTATGCTGCTTCCGTGTCATTGCGTATCTTGTTAAGAATGTATATAATAACGGCAGCAACTACCGCATAGAATACCCAATGATGGTGATTAATTAATTCCATATTTCTCGAACATTGAGTATGCGTTAATATGATTGATGTGTATTCTTTTTAGCTGCATAGCAGCTTGCAGCCGTGTTATTGTTACGGTGTCCCATGAATTAAGGGCTATGTAATTATTCAACAGGTTATCAGCCGATTCAAGCTGCTTATTGGTATTGCAGGAATTAATGGCTGCAAGTGTAAAATAGTATGCTAATCTCATGTTTGTTTTTTTATGCGTTAATTGATGCTACGTGTTGTTTAATTTCCTGCTCAAATTTGATGGCTGCTTCAATGGCTTTTCCAAGCGTTCCGAAGGTCTTTTTAGCCTTCTTTTCAACAGATGGGCATATTGATACTGTGCGACTGTTTTTTCTCTCAATTTTGGCATCCATTGCAGGTCGACCTAATTTCTTTTTGTTTTCCATTTTTTTTGTTTTGTGCAAATATACGTTTATTTGGCAAATAAATTAATCCATAGTGTGAACCTCGTAAAAATCAACATCTACTATGTATTTGTTTTCCAATCTCTTATGCAGCCTATCATAATAAGCCTCCAGGCGTTTTATTATGGCTGCGTTAATTTCAATCCGTTTGGCATAATGTTGCCGCATTTCGGGCTTTCCTTTTATTTGCATGTCAAATCCGTATTGCATCCTTAAAGATGCTGTTTCGATGCAATTCTGAACTTTTAATGATTTTTCAAGAATTGCGATAATAGTTGATGGAGATTTTCTCATAAAGTTGTTATTTTAAAGGTTATGAATAAGACATCCTCTATCCTTGCAAGTGGTTAGAGTTCCACTTGCAAAGAATAAAGGCAGTTTAATGTAGATTGCCTGCCTAACTTTCGGTTTCCTGTCATTCCCTTGCGTTTATGAGGCGCATATCCTTGAATGGGCGAACAGATACATTTTACTTGCAAGGTGGTGTTGTGAGGTTGCACATTGCACCAATTTGTCGTATCAGTCGGTATTTAGATAAAGTCCAAGCGTTATATACTTTCGTATTTTATTGCAACTACTTTATCCTATGACAAAACCTACTTACGTTTAAAGTTATTTTTCTGCTACAATCATTTGCAGAATTGGGAAACAACGGGAGCAATAAACCAAGCCAATAAAAGCCGCGCAAGGAATTGGATGCTTAGTAAATTGCATCCCGTTGTAATATCTATGTATAATGTTAGAAACCAAATTCATACCTTGCGCGGCAATTCATTTGGCACTACAAATATACAAAAGGTTTTTTAAACCAACAATTAAAAATGTTGGATAAATGCCGCAATAATGCAGATTATGAGTATTTTAATCAATGTTTTCATAAAAGGTTGATTTTATGTTAAAACATTCTTTGGTGTTTTCACTGCCCCAACGGCGGCTAGCTGCTGCTAATTTAACGGCTGCTTTATTGATAGCATCCATTTTACTAATAGGCAAAATACGTGTTAAAGCAAGAAGTTCCTCAAAAGCAATATCAGCAGCATCATTGGCAATCTGTAACGGTGTCTTTTCTGTGTTTTTCATTTTATTTGTTTTATGTGGGTTAAAATTAATCTTCGCATTCATCAACAAAGCCATGATATATGGCATCTTCAACAGCATCATCAATCATGTTGTCTGTTATCCATTCAGGATATTTAAAACGGGTATTCCATTCATATCCGCTTTCCGCTGGCTCTTCCATGCTGCCAGGATAATACCACGTTGTAACGGTCAATGTCATGCCGTATATTTCACCCGTTTCATCATTGGTGAAGCCTAAGTCTATTTCGTGTTTTTTAGTCATTTTAAAAAGTTTGTGAAGTTTCGGTGTTACGTTGTTTGACCATGTAAAAGTAGAACAACTATTTTAAACAAACAAACAAAATTAAATAAAAGTATGAAAATAAATAAACACAATACAATGAAACCATTGCCTGTATTGCATTTCGGTGCAAAAATAGGGGTAAAATAAATTTTAATAAAGTAGTGTAATTACTTAGAAAAGCAGTTAACAACATTAACTCTGTGGGGGTATTTTGTTATTCTGTTGCCACTAAAAAAAAGCATAGGATTAATCCAATACACTCCCCTATAATCGGCACTCTCAGAGATGAAGCAATACCTGCATAATTCCCTGACTGCATTTCTGTATGTCTTAATGCTTTTAATCCCGTTAAGAGCCATATAATGCTCACTATTGAGCCGTATATAATCACAAGATGGTTCAAGATGGTAAATCAAAAAAAGATACAGGCATTTAGCACCAGAAGAAAGTTTGTAAATAATATCTTTAGCGCCAGGGTGGTAGTATATCTTTGCGCTCCGTTCTTTTTCGAACAGATATTGCACAGGCAGCATTACTCCCTCGCTATCAGGAACAAATTTTCCTGCATCACTCATTTTAGTGGCATCAATCCTCAGAGATAGAACAAAAGGATTGCGTTTCATTTTACCCTCATCTATCGCTACAAGTTTCCTCATTATAAGCAGAATTATAAGCAAATATACCCAATAAGTGCAAAAAGAGGTAATTAATTTCCCTAGACAAAAAGCCGCCAAACGCAATACAGTAAAGCCTTTAAGCCCTATTTATAAGCCAACACTATCATGCCTATATATATAACACTATGTATAGCTAATGTTTATTCATAAAACAGCATAAAAGCCAATACAGGCAAGGCATACATCAGATTTATAAGCGGGAAATAAATTACCCTTTTTTAATAATCATAAGCAAAAATTAAAATTATAAGCCATAGCAAAAGTTAAAATCATAATTCATAATCATAAGCAGATTTATAAGCAGGATGTATTTATAAGCCAATTCCCAAATTATAAGCAGACCCAAAATTAATCATAAGCCATAATTATAAGCAATAGCAAATTATAAGCAGAAAAATTAAAATTATAAGCAGAAATTATAAGCAGAAATTGAAATTATAAGCAGTAGCATAAGTCATAATTATAAGCAGAATGTATTTATAAGCAGAATTATAAGCAGAATTATAAGCAGAAAAAAATCATAATACAAACTTCTATTTATAAAACAATTACATATAAACACATATATAATTTATAGGATGATTCCAAGATTAAAACAATATTTACTATATTTACATTCTATTATAGAAAAATTTTAGACATGGTTAGCGAAAATTCATTAAAAAATCTAATACCAATACCTGCAAAAAAAGGCGAAATAAGAAACCCAAATGGGCGGCCGCTTGGCAGCAAAAATCGCAAGACAATACTAAAAGAATGGATGGCAATGAAAACATCTGGCGAACTTGACGGCAATATCCTTGAAAATATCACCCTACAGGATAAAATGATACTAGCAATGTACAAAGAAGCATGTAACGGAAACGTTAACGCCTTCAATACTCTAATGGACGGAATACACGGGAAAATACCCTCGGTAAACGTCAACGAAAATATAGAAAGCCCAAAAGTTAACCTTAACTTACTTAATGAAGATGAATTAAACTCGCTAAGTACTATGTATGACAAGCTCAAAGAATCAGCGCAAGACATTGAAATAATAGAAGAGTAAAGAAAAGTATAACTTAAATAAGTAGTAAAATAATAAAGAAGATA